ACCATTCGGAATGCCGCCGCCGGGGTTCGCCGTGAATGCCGCGCCCGAAGTCGTGCCGTAGGGCGCCTGAACCGTGAATGTGTTCGCTGTCGGCGCCGTGACGATCTGCCACCCATTCCAGTCGCTGTTCGTCGCCGCGATCAGCACCACATCACCATCACTAAGCCCGTGCGCAGTGGATGACACAACACCCGCAGCCGTAACCGCTGTGGCCACCAAAGACCCCCCACTCGTTGCGAGGTAGGTGAAGAACGACCACTCGTTGCCCGGCGGCGCGGAAGCGTCATACACAAGCGTCACGCCTGTCGTTACCAACGTAATGCCGTACAGGGGGTGCGAACCCACGTTGGCAAACCATGAATACACCGTCGCCAGGTCGTCTTTGTTCAGAATTTTGTCCACCTGTCCCGTGCTGATGCGTGTGGGCGTCGTGCCGCTTAATTGAAAGATCGAACGCCCGAACCCGGATTTGTTCTGCCCCATCCACGTCACGGTGCCTGCAACATCGGCTATCGAGCCGTCCGACGCGCAGCCGATATAGAATGCCATGTTCGGCACCGGGGCTAGAATCGAGTTGGTCGGATTAGCTGCATCGTAGAAAAACTCGCATGACCACTCTTTCAGCGCCATGATGTAGTTGTTGACGCGAGTGAGGTAGATGCCCTTCTCAGGTGTCAACTGCGATCCGATGAAATCGAGCGCACCCCAGGAACTCACATCATCGAGCGCCGACTGATAAATTTCCGCGAGTGGCGTCATCACGAAAAAGTGCCCGTCCAAGTTCACGCAGCCCCGCGTCGTGTTCGCCGGGTAGTCCGGATCGGTGATCTTCGTCACCGACAACCGGCTTGCCGTATTGGTCACATAGGCGCTGAACGCCCCGTCTTCGAGCTGCGCCCACTCGATATACACTTCGTCGCCGCTCGTCGCCAGCTTGATGCCCGCCGTCACCGTGCCCGAAGCCCCGAGCGTCGTCTGGAACTGCGCCCAGGCGCCGCTCGTGGTCTGCACAGCGTAGGTCACACCGTCCACGGTGATCGACACCGCCCCGGTGCCGGTCTTGCGCTTGATGCCGATTGAAAAGGTACGGTTGAGATTGTCCGCGAGCGCCACGGATTGCAACAGCGTGGCATTGGCCCCCACCGCCGTCAAGGTGAACGCCGCGGTGCCGCCCAACGAATCCGTCTGCCCCGCCGTCAGCGTGGCATTCGTCAACACCCACGCGGCGTTACTGAATAGCTGGCTGTAGAGCAACTGATTCGCGTTCTCCTGCATGTAGTAACCCGCGAGCGTCGTCTTCAGCATCATCTCGGTGCGGTCAGGGCTGATTGCGAAGTCGTACATTCAACGCACCCTAACGTCTGGAGTGACTAAAAAATTGCTGTATTGGTGAATGCCCGTGCTCGCGTATATGCAGTCCGTTAAAAGATTGGTCGCAGTAAGGTCGTGACAATGCACATACCCGTCGGGATTGGAGCAAAACCCCCCTTCGATCTGCGCGGCTGCATATGCAGCGACAGCGGCCCCGGTGCTTGCGTAATCGGGCATCCCCGCCGCAAAAACATAGTAGCGAGTGGCACCGGGGGCCGTGAGCATCCAGGAGCCAGGGCTGAATATCCCGACCACGGGGTTGTTGCCCACATTGTTCGGCGCTGCGGAATAGTACGTCACCCCATTTACGATGACGCTATCGCCAATGTTGTACGTCGTGGTATCGTCCCACGTCCCGGTAAACCAAGTGCTGCTCCACCACGAATTTTGAGCAGGCGCATGGTTAAGGTTTCCCCCCGCGACGGACACCCAATTCGCCCCGCCATAAGTCACCCACGTCCCGTTCGGATAAATGTAGGCACTGTTCCACGGCAAATAGCCAAGATGCACCTTCGTTCCGGCGACTGTCGTGAGATCCACACCGGCGCCCCCGCCGATACCGCCAAATTCCACCGCGTCGTATACCGTGTCGCCAAACAGCATGATTAACCGGCCATTGAACGGCACCAACCCTGCGCCGACGCCCGCATAGTCGAGCACCGACGACAGCCCTGGACGCACAACACCCTTGTTTTTCTCGCGCAGCATATTCGTCAGGCGCGCGTTCTTGTTCGCGGTACCGTCTTTCGTGCTCAAGCCGGGAATAACAGGAAGTCTCATGCTGGCGTGAACGTGCCGGCAGGAAGCGCAAAACTGCCGCCCGGCACGTAGACCGTGTTGCCGTAAATTTTGATGAGCTGGTCGTTGAATGAAACGAGCCCGTTGCCGTTACCGGATAGCGTGGCGGAAGTCGAGAGCCCCGGCCGCACCACAACCATCGCCACGCCCTCCTCCAATTCAGCAATGGTATTGGTGAAACGGGAGTCCTTGTCGCTGCTCCCGTCGCGGCTATCGAGCTCCGCTACGAGCGGGATTCTCATACAATCCGGCCCCCCGAAGTGATGTCCGCACGCCGGCGAGTCAGCCATGCAAGTTCAGTGTACATCAGCATGGTCTTGTGATTCGCGCGCATGATCGTCGCCTTCGACTCGGCGGCGATCGGTGCAACCGTCGGATGCAGCGGCTTGTCGTACTCGGCCGCAAGTTCCACGGCGAGATTGTAGGCGAGCGCGCGGCGCCAGCCCGGCGGAAATGCCAGCGTGGTGCCAAGCGTTGCAATCTCGGAGCAAGGCACCCAGGTCAGGATGTGCAAATTGTTTGCCGTGTTCGGGATCGGCCACACGCTTAGCGTGCCGGTGGGCAGCGTCGGATTGTAGCGGCCCAAAATCGGGATGTCGCTCTGCGCGGCAGAATTGGCGAGGTTGAACCAGCGGTCTTCCTCGACCAGCTCCACCGGATAGCGCGTGACACCGACCATCACGTAGACATCTTCGAGCTTGACCGGGCGCGGTGTCAGCGCGAAATTGCCCGTCGGTCCCACGGTGTAATCCCCCGTGCTCGCTACCATCGCATACGAGGTATCCGTCAGCGCGAAAACGAGTTGACGGTCAGCTTGCCAGGATTCGAGAAGGTCGTTGAACGCGATGAGCGCGTCGGAAGATTCGATTGCGGTTGGCGTTTCTCCGCTCGCCACGGAGGTCATCAACCGCGCGGCGCGGTTGACTACATCTTGGGCTGTCGCCATGTGCACTACCTATGTTGGCTGCGATCCCCTACGGGGGCGTCCAACACGGACAACTGCCGGTTGTTCTTCCACTATACCCGTTTTTTCCTGTTTTACAAGCGGTTGCGATTTTTTGATGCTAGAAGGGTCAAGATAGCCTTCCGTTCCCTCGGCAAACCAGCCCTTCGATTTCAGATCTTCCAGTTCACTGCCGATAGCGTTCACCCACCCACCTATGGGACTGTACATCATCGTCATGCTGTTCTCCTTTTTTGCCGTTCCGCCGCTGGGTCGCCGTAGACCGTGCATGGCTCTGTAATATTGTGCCGCACCACGGCGCCAGCCGAGACTTTCGCGCCGCTCACTATTTTGATCCGCGGTACGACCGTGGCTCGGGTGCCAAAAAACACGCCTTCGCCCACTTCGCAGTCGCCGCATGTCGTCGCGTAGGGGCTAAACGTCGAGTATGCCCCGATCTTGCACCCATGCCCCGACTGCGCGTAGACGTTGTAAGTCACAAAGCGACCGATCACGGCATCGCCGCAGATCATGCTGCCCGCCGCGAACCAGCTCCCACGTCCGATTCTCGCGTAAGAGGATATGTGCACGCTCGGGTGCGCGTAAGTGATCCACCTATCGGTGTTCTCCGCGACGAATTTGCGCTTGAGCGCCGGATCGGCCACTGCCATGATATAGGCGTCAATTCCAGGTGGAACACGCGAAAAAACCTCGAATCTGGCCGCATAATCCCAATTGTTAAATTGCTCCGTGGACACCGCCGCCGCGATTTCGTAGCGCGGGTCGCCGTGCATGTAGCCGATGGTTTCGAGCGCCGTGCCGCCACTGCCGAAGATAGCGACTTTCATGCCGCCCTCTGGAATGCACTCGCCATCTTAAATAGCGGCGCCTCGCGCAGATCCGGGTACTCAATCACCTGGTCGGGCCAGTCTTCCACGTAGTCCATCAGGTGCAACCCGCGTGCCGCCTTTTCAGGCGTCATGTACGCCTGCCAGCCGAGTGTGGTGACTTCCTCGATGCGATAGCCGTGCGCCTTGTCCCGGCCGCTGTAGCGAGCCTTTCTGAGCCAGTTGTAGGCGTCGAGGTCATCAGTGAGCACCATGCCGCCCTCGCCAATGTTCAGGAGCTTGCGAGCATGGAACGACAGGCAATGCAACCCGCCGAAGTACATGCCCTTGCGGA